AATATGTTTTATCTAATAACCATAAATCTTTATAGTCATCCGATCTAGTATTGACAATTATTGCATCACTAGTATTAACAGATTTAGCTAACCAATCCAAATTGTTCATGATTGGTGTATACACATAAATGTTATATGCCTTATCACTATGTTGACAAAATTTAATAATTGTATCTAATATGCTATCTTCATTTACAATATACAAATTATCGATTACATCATTATCAAACAGTATCGCTATATTTTCAGTTAGTTCATCTACCTCATTCTTCTTATTAGGAGTATCTATTAATTCCAATACTAATTGCAACAACTTTACTAACATTGCGATAATTCCATCCTTAGCAATTAATCCGTTTATCGCCAAATTTTTGTAGAATGCAGTTACCGATCTACGTTTTTCATTCTGTTTATTTATATCACAAAACATGTCATAATCTTTATCAGGATCAACATATTGAACATTCTTATATTGTTCAAATATATTATCATATTTATCATAGAATAATGTTCTTAACCATTCATGGTTCGTAACCAATTCAGCAAACAATTCTGCATATATTTTTGAGTAAAATTTGTTTGAAGAAGATAAATCATATAACATATTTCCTATTTTCATAATATTTTCTTCACTAATATCCTCACTTAAAATACTATCCATCTTTTCATTTATTTTATCTTTTATGTCCAAAAAGGTTTTATCGGTTAATTTATTCATCAATAATCGTATTTGATCTATATCTAAATCTACTCCTGATTTTTGTTCTATTTTAGTACTCTGAAAAGTCAATATTGATTCCCATTCATCATTACTTGTCTCCATCCCCTTATTACCTCTACGCTTTTTATTTGAATTATTATTTCTTATTGGGGCTGCTTGATGTATTACATTAGAACTAATAGGTTGCATCGTTTTACTAAATATTTCACTTTTTAACCCATTTGAACCTACCTTTTTACATAAAGTATTAATTAACTCGACAGTATCTTCAGGAATTATAAATTCGAAACCACTAAATGATATGTCTTTTATTTGTTGAAGTGTATATTTCATAGTAGCAGTCATTGTGTGTTTATTTTATTTGTTAGTATTATATTTATATCAATTTTTTTTATATAATATAATATTGAAATGCGCTTAAATATAACAACGTTATTATATTTATAATGTCATATAAAAACGAGCATATGAATAGCAATGAAGAAACAAATAAACATGAAGAAACAAATAAACATGAAGAAGAAGAAACACCTATTCATGTATATAACTCATGGGATGAATTACAATTAAATACTGAGATTTTAAGAGGTATTTATGCTTATGGATATGAAAAACCAAGCCCTATACAAGGTAAGGCTATTGAACCTATTAAACAGGGTAGAGATATTATTGCACAAGCACAATCTGGTACTGGTAAAACTGCCGCTTTTTCTGTTGGAGCGCTTTCGAGAATAAAAATTAGTGATAATTACAATCAAGTCCTTATTATGGCACCTACTCATGAACTCGCAAAACAAATTTCGTCTGTTATTACAAGTTTGTCGAGCATGATGAATGGCATTCGTATAAAAACCATTGTCGGTGGTTCATCTATTGATGAAGATGTCAGTTCCATGCGTGAATCGCCTCCACATATAATTGTTGGTTGTCCCGGAAGATTGTATGATATGATTAGAAGACGGCATATTAATGCACATAAATTTAAATTGGTAATTCTTGACGAGGCAGATGAAATGTTATCTTCCGGATTTAAAGAGCAAGTATACAATATATTCCAACACCTTAACACAAATGTTCAGGTTGCATTGTTTAGTGCTACTTTACCAAATAATATATTACAAATTACAACCAAGTTTATGAGAAACCCTATAAAAATATGTGTAAAAAGCGAAAGCCTAACATTAGAAGGCATTAAGCAACATTATGTAGCTTTAGAGGATGATAGACAAAAATATCTAACTCTTAAGGACATATATAAATATATTTCAATGTCTCAATGTATTATTTATGCTAATAGCGTTAAAAGAGTTATTGACCTTTATTCAGCAATGAAAGAAGACAATTTTCCTGTGTCATGCATTCATAGTAATATGGAAAAGTCCGAAAGAGAACAATCTTTTAAAGAATTTAGAACAGGACAATCACGTGTACTTATTTCATCCAATATTACATCCAGAGGTATTGATATTCAACAAGTAAGCGTTGTTATTAATTTTGATTTACCAAGAGACATTCATACATACCTTCACAGAATTGGTAGAACTGGTAGATGGGGTAGAAAAGGTACTGGGATTAATTTTATCACCAGACGTGATATATTTAAAATGAAAGAGATTGAAACTTATTATTCTACAGAGATTACTGAACTACCTCAAAACTTCAATATTATTTAACTTTTTATTCTATAAATTCGTAAGATATTTTTATATATATTATATTTTACAAATAATGACAGACATAAAACATCACAAAGGTTTAGAATCATTAAACGATGTATTTAAAATACCTATTTGTTATAATAATGAATCTAAAAAACTTAATAATACAGTTATAAATGATTTAGAATTAATAGAAACAAAGGAACCAAGTGAAACATCTATTTATAAAAACATATTTAATCCATCTAATAAACCATCTACAAAAATTATAGAACAATTCGCATCTAATTACACAACAGACACCGAATATTTAAAAGATACACAAAAATTGGTTAAATCATTAAATAAAGAAGACATCAACACTATTTATAATAAACATAACTTCAGTAATTTTGATTTAGACGATATTGTTAGTTTATGGGAAGAAATCAAATGCGAAACTGGGTTTCTTGAAAAATACTTATATATTGACTGGGAGTTTGCAAAGCATCTTAATAATAATCCTTTATTTTTACAATTGATGAATATATATTATATCGCTTCTCCTATTTTATCATTATGTCTACCTATTTTTGTTCTTATTATCCCTTTTTTTGTAATTAAATTAAAAGGCATCCAACTCAATGTTAATGAATATATTGAAATTTTAAAAGGTATTATTTCAAATCATGCTATGTTCAAGGTTTTTTCTCAATTTAATCAGGTAGATACAAATCAGAAAATTTATCTTGTTATATCTGCTGCATTTTACGTATTTTCTATTTATCAAAATGTGTTAGTTTGCATTCGTTTCTATTCCAATATGCAAAAGATACATACATACCTATTTAAATTTAGACAATATTTAGATTATACAATAGAACTCATTAATTATCATTCTTCTAAAACAAATGAACTAACAAAATATACTGATTTTAATAAAAATATGGTCTACAATACAGACATATTATTAAATCTACAGAATAGATTAAAACGTATAACACCTTTTACTGTTTCCTTTTTAAAATTTAAAGAAATTGGAGATATTATGCACGTTTTTTATGAGTTATACGATAACGAAATATATAACAATGCTCTACTATATTCTTTTGGCTTCCATGGATACTTCACGATGATATCTCATTTTAATACTAATATCGATGAACATAAAATTTCAAAAACTCATTTTATTAAGAAAGGTAAACCTATTTTTAAGCAAATGTATTATCCCAAATTCATTAACGAACAATATAATAAAATTGTTAAAAATGACTGCAAATTAAATAAAAATATGATAATTACTGGTCCTAATGCATCTGGTAAAACTACTACACTTAAAACTGCTCTTATAAATATTTTATTATCCCAACAATTTGGTTATGGTTGTTTTGAATCATTACAACTAACACCATATGATTTGTTTCATTGTTATTTAAATATTCCTGACACATCTGGTCGTGATAGTTTATTTCAAGCTGAAGCAAAACGCTGTAAAGAAATTATTGATTGTGTAAAGGAAGAAGACAATAAAACACATTTTTGTATTTTTGATGAGTTATATTCTGGAACTAATCCTGAGGAAGCAGTTATTAGCGGTAATGCATTCATGGATTACCTTGTTAAAAACAATAACGTCACTTGTCTATTAACAACCCACTACGTTAAATTATGCAAAAAACTCTCAAAAAATCCAAATCTTAAAAATTATAATATGAAAACTATTATCAAAAATGATAATATTGAGTATACGTATTTAATACAAAATGGTATTTCAAAAACTAAAGGTGGATTAAGGGTGTTACGTGATATGAATTACCCTAAAGAAATATTAGATAATTACTAAAATATAATTTTATATTCGTTGTAAAAAATATAAATTTATATTCATATTTTTTAAGAATGCAATTATCAGAAATATTTAGCACACCATTTTTATTGAGCATAACAATTATTATCATACTAATCGGTTGTATATTCGCATATATTACTTATAAAATGACGGAACAAGATCATAAAATTAACTCCATGATGGGATTAGTAACCACTATGGCTGAAGAATCACAATATTTTAGGAACAAAATAAATACATTACAAAGCAAATTATCTCCTGATTCTGTTGATGAATCAACTTTAGGAGGTACCAAACATATTGAACTTATTGCTGTTTCAGATGATGAAGACGATTCTGATTCAGATTCCGACTCCGATTCCGATAATGATTCCGATAATGATTCCGAAGTTTCTGATTCCGATTCTGATTCTGATAATGATTCCGAAGTTTCCGATTCTGATTCTGAAGTTTCTATTTCCGATGCAGATGAAAAAAACATAGATAAAAATGATATTAAAATTATTAATATACCTTTAGACATTATTACACACAATATTTCTGATATAGATGTAGAAGATTTTAATGATAATTTAGTTGAAGACAATACATTTTTAAAAACAAATGTTAACTTAAATGGTGATTTAGAAATTACAGGAGACAATCATAAAACGGATTATAAAAAACTAACCATCAATAAACTAAAGGAAATTGTTGTTAGTAAAGGAATAACCAATGATGTGTCTAAATTAAAGAAAAATGATCTACTCAAGTTGCTTGAAGATGAATAAAATTTTGAATCCGAATAATTTTATCTAACTTTAGTATAATATGAATAAAACTTATTATACTATAGAACCACAAAACCAAATACAGGGTATAAACTATAATTCATGGCAACCATCCGCCATTACCAATCAAAAAATACTTACCGATACTGGCATTCAATCCAATTGGAAATATCGCCAATACATACAAAAAAATGCAAATCATATTATGAAGTATAATACCATGGAAAATATTTATGAATCAGGCAACAATCCTTATCCAACCTTAAATACACAAACAACTAACAAACATCCATATTTATTATCAAGTATTCATGACAACAGTAAACCAGAAGGTTTAAATATAGTTACCAGTGATTTAAAACAAAGCTATTTAACAAAGGAGCAAATGAGGGCGCGAATGATATCACCTTCAATACCAACAAATTTTTAGTATTCATTCTACCTCCATAAATTTTGCATAAATATATCCTTCACCATCTGAATACATTTTACTACAACTTATTTCAAATATTAAAGAATCATCCGTATACAATTTGTCATTTAAAGCGTCCAAAACAAATTTAACCATATTATCCAAATCCTTATTATTAATATTATATTTCGGCGCAGTTTCCTTTAACATATGTGCATTTTTACCGGTTTTATAGTGGTTTTTCGGCCTCTTACAATAAAAATTCAAAACACACTTTAAAGGTTTAGTCATCTTTTCTTCCGGGAAATTTTCTATAACTTTGATAAAATCATCTTTATCCTTTTTAGACGGATCATACGTCCCTCCTTTTAACCTATGTCTATGTCTTTTTAAACTAACAGGCTCAAAATTAATAGTGCTTTCAAATATCATTAATATAAATTATATAAAGTATTTATATTAGTATTTTTTTATAATTTATATTAATTTTAAAATAATATATATTGTAATTCGTACTACTTAAAATTAATTGTTCTTATTATTTCATAATGGATAAAGATATTATAGACATTTCGATGGATTTTGATAATTTAGATAATTTTAGTAGTAGCAGTAAATCAAATTTTAGTAGTAAATCCAACTTTGGAGGAGGTATTGAACTTTTAATGAAAAGTCAGGATGTTAAAAAGGTTACCAGTGATATTGAGATTGATGATTTAAACAATTTAGAAAATGAATTAAATGATTTAGCTGCAGAGACTACTCCTATGACGAATTCATTTAATTCCGGATTATTTGGTGATAAATTAAATTTCGACGACAAACCATCTGTCCGTTTTGA